CTCGTGGAAGTCCTCGGGCATCTCGGGGACGTCGGCCGCGATCGTGAGCGCCTGCGCCCCGAGCATGTACTCGCCCTTGATCGTGTAGTCGTCGTCCGGAACCGGCCCCAGGAGCACGCGGTTGCGCGGGTCGATGGTGAAGACCGATGGATAGTCGGTCTCCGGGTCGCCGCGGCGGAAGCGGGCGCGGAAGGTCTCCCACGGGCAGAACATCAGCGGCCGCTCGTCGGAGACGCCCTCCGAGGTCAGGTAGATCGTCCAGCCGCTATCCTGCCCGGGCGCGGTGTTGACGCGCCACGAGCGGAAGCGGGTGAGCGACCAGTCCGACGCCTCGTAGGTCTCGGTGTTTTCGAGCGCGGCGCCGCTGAACTCGTCGCGCATCCAGCCCCAATCGGGCCGGCGGCGCTGGATCTCGCGCCACGCCTCTTGGGTCCAGTCGAGGCATCGCGCGAGGCGGCCGGTCAGCCCCGTAAGCACCGCCGGGTTTCCCGAACCGGGGACGGTGCGGGACTTGAAGGCTACCGCCTGCGTGAGCTCGAGGAGGTTCATGTCAGGCGGCCTTCGCCGTCTCCTTGCGGATGAAGCCGTGGACGGTGATCGGGAAGCGCGGGGTCTCGATCGGCGCCTCGAGGGCGCTACGGTCGCGCGTGAGCTCCTGCGTCTCCGGGTAGTGCACCTCGACCGCATCGCGCAGCGCAGACTCGTAGTAGCGTCGCGCCACCTCGACCGGCTCGCCGCGGGGGATGAACATGCCGCGGCCGTTGACCGAGACGAAGACCGGCTCGCGGCCGCCGGGAATGTCCTGCATCGCGATCGTCAGCTTGACGTGGGTGTAGTCGTCGAGGTCGCCGCTCGGCGCCCGCGCCGCCATGCCGACCGGCCGGCGGGCCATGTCGTCGAGCTCGAAGCTCTTCGCGGTGTGGCCGCTCTGCTTGATGAGCTCGATGATGTCCGCGCGGGTCGCCGCGTCGGGCAACTCGAGGTTGAGATCCTGGGTAGCGAAGGCCGAAAGCTCGGCGTGCGTCGCGTCGACGAGGCGGATGGTGGCCATGGTAATGTCCTTGGGGTGGGTGCGAGCGGCTGTCGGAGCGGCTCAGTGGGGAGGTGCGGGCGGCCCCGGAGGGCCGCCGGCGGATCAGGCGTCGGTCGTCAGGCCGACCGCCGCGAGCACGTCGCCGATGGCTTCGAGCTTGGCGTTGACCTCGATGAGCCAGAGCTGCAGCTCGAGCACGGTCGGGGTGCCGCCGTTGGCGATGGTCAGCGCGCCGTCGGTCGTGAGGGAGGGCGCGGCCGTCGTCCACGTCATCGTGACCTTGTCGATCTCGGTGACGGGCGAGGTCGGCTTCACGACCATCGGGGTCTGGTTGGCGACCATCGCGCGGAGGATCTTGGCGGCCTCGCGGAAGCCGCCCTGCTCCACATGGTTGATGGCGATCTGCAGTTCGCCGCTGGTCAGGTTGGCCATTACGGGTACTGCTGCCCCGACTTCACGGCCACGAAGTAGTAGACCTTCGCGGACTCCGAGGCGTCGGCCCCGGTGACAAAGCCGTAGCCGAGCGTGGTGCTCGACAGAGCCCCGATGCTGCCCGAGGCGTTCGACACCACGGCGGCGGCGGTGTCGACGCTGGCGCCGTCCGTCATGCCGTAGAACCACTCGTGCGTGACGTCACCGTCGGTGAAGTTGACCACGCGGACGTAGTCCGGCACCCAGCCGAGGGGGATGTTGATGGAAGATCCGGTGCCCGTGTAGGTGCCGGTTGCGATTTCACCCGCCATAGCAGGTATCTCCTTGATGAGACGATGGGATCAGGGGGGAGACCGGCCCCTTGCGAGGCCGGTCAGAGGAGGTGTCAGATCGCGGTGACGGCGACCTCGAAGCGGGCCATCCAGGCGTCGTTCAGGATCGCGGCGCAGTGGTACATCTTCCACCCGACGATCCCGCGCTGGCCGAGCGGGTCCGACTTGTCGATCTTCCCGACGGGGATGATCGACGGCTGCACCGCCGACTTGCCGCGGAGCGGCGCGTTGCCGAAGGCTTCCTTGCCGAAGTAGAGGATCGGGTAGACGTCGGCCGAGGTGCCGGTGGTCGACACCATGCCGAGCTTGGCCGCGCCGCCGTCGGCGATCGGGCCGAGGTCGGCCGAGAGGATGAACCGGCAGTCCTGCACGGCGCCAATCTCATGCTCGGAGAGCGTGCTCTTGTTGCCGTACATGCTGGTCGGGACGAAGCCTGGCAGCGCGCGGAGATCGCGCTCGAGGTCGGTGTGGGCAACCGCCACGTAGCCGCGCTCGATCGGGGTGGTCTTGAAGTTGACCGAGCCGTCGAGGGTGGACGTGATCGGCATCGCCTTCTGCGCCTTGAGGGAGCGGATGACGGCCATGTGCCGGTCGAGCGAGATCGCGGTGTTGACATCGGTCCGTGCCGAGCCGTTGGCATAGAAGATGTTGGTGCCGGCCTTTAGGACCGCGTAGAGGAGCGCCTCCTTGGTGCGCCCGATATTCTCACCAGCCTGGACGGTGATGTCGTTGAGGACCGGATCCTCGTGAGTGTCCTCGATGACGTCGGTCGTCTCGATGATCTCGCCGTACTGCTTGAGCGTGGCGGTCACGTCGTCGTACCGGAAGGTTCGCGCCTTCGGGGTGACGCCCTCGACGAGGGGCACCGTCTGCGCGGTGAAGGTGCGCGGACGGCGCCACTTCACGGTCAGGGAGGCGTTCTGCGGGATCGGCGAGTTGAGGCCGAGCTTTTCCAGCACCATGACGGGCTGGGCGTGCTTGAGCATCTGCCTGACCGCGTAGACGGTCGTGCGCGGCGAGATGCCGGTGTCGGCGTAGCGAACGATGGGCATTGGGGGTTCCTCTCAGGGAATGACGGGGAGCCCCTGCGAGAGCGTTAGCGGGCGGCGCGGGCCTGCTGTGCTTCCAGCCTGTCGTATCCGTCCCAGGCGGCGTCGGGATCGTCCTTCGGGATTCCGGGGACGTGTCCTGTCTGCGGCCTGCCGGTAACGGCAGTGGATGCTTGGAGCTGGCGCTGGCGGCGATTGCTCGCTGCGAGGGGCTGGGTGGGGTTCGCGGCCGCCTCGAAGCGGTCGCGGAAAGACTTGTAGGCGGTGAGCGCCTCGGCGGCGGCGGCGGCATCGACGATGCCCGCGGCGTTGCGTTCGATCTTGGCGCGGATCTCGGGCTTCTGCGTCCGATACCAGGCGAGGTACTCGGGGCTTTCGACCCGGTTGCCCTGCGCATCCTCGACCGTGAACAGGTCGACGTAGCCGGGCATCAGGGCTTCGAGCTTCTCGGTCTCGGCGGCCTCGTGGGCTTCGCGCTCGGCAGCGGCGAGATCCTCGCGGCTCCGGTTGCTCTGCGTGATCGCGTCGAGCTGCGCCTGCTGCCGGTCGATCCGGCTGAGGAGCGGCTTGACGACCTCGGGGTACTCCTCCTGCGCAGCGCGCAGGGCCTCGGCGTCCTCTTCGGGCACCTCGGGCTTGGCGGCTTTGAGGGCGGCCTGGGCTTCCTCGTAGCGGCGCTGGTAGGCGGCGATCCGGCCGGCTTCGCTGCGCGCACGCTGCTTGGCAGACTCGGTCTCGGCGAGGAGACGGTCGCGCTCGGCGATCATCTCGGGGCTGGCGTTGGCCCATATGTCGGGCCGGGCGGGTGCGGCCACGGGTGCGGCGGCGGGCTCGGCCTCGGTCTGGGTCTCGTCGGTCTCGTCGGACGTGAAGCCGTCCTCGTCGCCGGTCTGGGGCTCGTCGTCGTCCGCGATCGCGGTGACGCCTTCGGCGTTATCGGCCTCGTCCCATGCGGCATCGGCTTCTACCTCGGCGGCAGACACGGGTTCTGCGGCCTCGGACTCACCGGGCTTGGTCGTCATCTTCGTCCTCTTGAGCTTGGTGGCGGCCCGCTAGGGGCGGCCGGGGGCAGTCAGCCGGCTCAGTATCCGAGGGAGTCCCGGATGCGGGGGCCGGTCGATACCTCGGCAGGCCGCGGCGCGGCCCGGTCGAGGATCTCTTTCGCGAACGCGGCGGCACCGCGCTCGAAATCACTGTCGCGCTCGTCGACGTTGACGCGGAGGATCTTGTCCTGCGCCCGGGCGAGCCGCTCCTCGGCGAGGCGCTTGACCTCGGCCCAGGTGGGCGACGTCGTGTCGATCATCACGGCCACCTATCGTAGATACGGATGCCCTTCGCCCAATCGGCCGGGCCTGTGTGCCTCTTCGTGCAAGCCTGCGCGTCATGGTCTCGTCCGCCGCAGTAGCTACACCGAAGGTTTGCCCGCGCGGAACTGCCGCCCCATGTCTTCGGGCATGTGCGAACGTCGTGCGCGCCCGATCCGCAGTATGAACAGCGCATCAGACGTAGCCTCCGCCGGTCGCGGGCAGCTTGTCCTTGCCGCCGGCCGCGGACTTGCTGGCGACCTCGCCCTTCTTGACCTCGCGGTCCTTCTCGGCGTGGACGTCGGCCTGCGCGTCGCGGCGCATGGTCATCGCGGCCTCGCCGGCGAAGAGGCGCTCCTTCGATGCCTTGTCCTCGCGGCTCACCTGAACCTTCGCCTCGAGCTCCTCGACCTTCATGTTGAGGGCCTCGGCGATGCGGTGCATCTCGGAGTCGAAGCGGAGCTTGGCGACGTAGCGGTCCGCGTCGGTCTTCATGTTGGCGATCTGGATCTCGGCGTCGACCTTCTCGCGCATGACGGCGAGCTTCTCGCCCTCGATCTCCGGGTCGGCCGCCGGGGCGCCGCCGGCCGCAGTCTGCGCTTCCATCTGCGCCTGGATCTCCGCCATCTCGGCTTTGATCTCGGCGTCGGACTTCACCATCTCGTCGGCCGGGATCATCATGGAGGCGATGATGGCGCGGAGCACGTTGGGGTTCTTGAGCATCGGCCCGTAGACCGGGTGCGCGCCGAACTGCGCGGCGAGCACCATGAGGTTCTGCTGCTGCAGCTCGCGGACGAGGAGCACCGAGGAGCCGCGGGCGTCGACCTCGTAGTCGCCCTTGATCGCCTCCTTCTCGGAGTGCTGCATCAGGAAGTGGTAGATGCGCCGGATATTCGGGATGGTGAGGTCGTCGTCGAAGTTGCGCGCCACCCGGCGGAGCACGACGTTGGTGGCGTTCTGCAGCATCGCCATGCCGGAGCTCGTCTTGGTGACGTTGGCGCCCTGCTCGCCCTGGGCGATCTGGCTGATGCCGCTCTCGTCGTCGATGAAGCGCACGGCGAGCTCGATGATCGCCTGCAGATGGTCCTGCCGCGAGGGAACGTCGAAGGTGTCGAAGGGCCGCTCGTTCGGCGCGAGGTTCTGGTTGATCCACCAGATCTTCTTGCCGGCGATCGTCCAATTCCCGTCTGCCGGCTCGACGACGGTGCGGTTGATGACCACCATCGGCTGCGCCGCCAGCGGGGCGTTGTCCATCATCAGCCGCCAGGCGCCGTTCATGGCCTTCTGCTGGTCGCGGATCATGTAGGGGATGCCGTAGCCGAAGGGGCTCGTCTCGTCCTTCTCGATGCAGAACACCGAGAACAGCGTCTCGCCCGAGTCCATCGGGTAGGGGCCGAAAGACAGGATCTCGCCTTGGCAGAACCAGATCACGACGTTGATCTCGTCGAGGGGGTCGGCCTCGTCGGCCTCCTGCAGCATGTCGGCGTCGCCCATGCCGAGGGCGATGTCGCGCATGTCCTCGGCCTCGAGGGGGCCGGCATACTCCCAGACTTGATACTGATCGCCGAGGATCGAGGTGCTCTCGCCGGTGATGTCGCGGAGGTCGTTGAGGTAGCTCGGCATCGAGCCCCGGGGCGAGTCCTTGAGGAGGCGGCGGATCGCGTCTCCGTCGAAGCCCGGCAGGCGGGCGAGCGCGCGGAGCTGCTTCTTGTTCTTGAGGTGACGGACGAAATCGCCCTCGCCGTCGGCGACGCAGTTGCCCGACTCCATGTCGGGGAAGTAGCTCCACGGGTCGACCGCCATAAAGGCGGGCTCGTTGTCGGGGACGGCGCCGAGGCCCCATTCGCCGGCCACGCCCTGCTGCCACCGCGGGCGGATCTTCGTCCCGGTGACAGGCCCCTTCGTCACGCCCGAGCCGATCTTGCAGGCCCAATCAATCGCGTCGCGGCACTTCGCCTGGTAGTCGCACGCCTTGAGCTTGTCCTCGATCTCGGCCTGCATCATGTCGGACTTGAGCCGGGCGGCGCCCATGGTCGCGGACATCTCGTCGGCGAGGGCCTGCAGGCGCTCGGCCTCCATCTTGAGCGCGACGAGCTTCGGCGCCATGCCGATGTTCGGCTGCGGCGTGCCGGTGCCGGCCTCCGCCTCGGCGGCGCGCACCGCCTCCTGCGCCTCGCCGGCCTCGTTCTGGCGCTTCTCGCTCTCGATGACGAGCTCGGGGACGGGCGACGGCTGGAT